AGTAACTATGACACTTATATTAATCGTAAAAGAAAAATATTAGGTGTATTTAATGCTGATACATCTTCTCAAGGCGGTTACTTTGGTGGAGGCGGTGACTTACTTTTCAACTTTGACTATGCTCTTATGGCAAATACCTTTGGTTTCGACTTAATGGGAAATCGTAATAATCTTGGTAAACAAGGTTATGACTTATTAACATATCATATGGCACGTTCTTTTGTAGAACATTCTAAAAAGATTTTAAGATATGTTTCTTATCAATTTAATCCAAAAACACAGTATTTAAAATTAATGCCTGAACCAGCAGGATCAAATAATCTTTCTAACTCTACTTGTCCATCTGCTACTTGCTGTAACAATGCTATTATGAATCCAAATTCAATGCAGTGTTATATTGTGGGTGTTTATCTTGAACCACCTGTTGAGCAAATCTTAAGTTCTTACTTTATTAAAGAATATGTACTTGCACTTTCAATGGTTACTCTTGGTCGTATTCGTAGCACTTATGGTGGAGTTACACTTTACGGTGGTGCAACACTTACTGGTCAAGATTTATTAGCAAAAGGTGAAGAAAAAGTTAAAGAACTACTTGCGGAACTTCGCGATCAGTTGAGATATTCAGCTCCGCCCTCCTTCTACATCGGCTGAGTCATTATGCACTTGCTATGTTCTTTTTAGGTATGTAAGTATTTAAAATGAACAACTATAAACTTTGCCCTCAAGGAAGAATGTTAAAAGAAGAACATATCGAGACTATCATTACTTTATATAATGAAGGATTATCATTACCTAAAATAGCCGAGAAATTGAACATGAAAAGATTTCAACCTATTGCTCAATTTTTAGATTTTAATGGCATTCGAACTATAGATAATAGAGATATTTATTTTGATAATAGACGTATAAGTGATAAACTTGACAAATCTCTTATTTTGAAATTAATAAATGAAAAAAAGACCAGAAAAGAAATGGCTGTTATATGTAACACAACAGAATCTAATATTAAAAGATTCTTAAAAAGAAATAACATACGAATCGTAAAATTTGAAACAATTAATTATCGAAATAATTTAATACAACATAAAGAGGATATAATAAATTTCTATGAGAAGTGTAAGCGTTTACAGAAAGTTTCAGAAAAATACCAGTGTACTCCAAATGCCCTTAGAGATTTTTTTCGAAGTATAAATTATAACTATAAGAAGAACAATAACACAGATTTAACAAATCATTTAGAAGATATTAAAAATTTTTATTATAATGAAGATAAAAATTTATTAGAAATAGGACATATTTATAATTGTTCCTCTGTTAAAATCAAAAGTTTTTTACTATCTAATGATTGTATACTAAAAGATAAAAAAGATGTTTTAAAAAAGTTACTGATGTCAGAAAGTTTTCAAAGAAAATGCTTATCAGGATTAGGTAAAAACAAAGAATATATCTTACCATCGGGAACCATAATAAAACTACGTGGTTATGAACCAAATTTTCTAGATTTTATATTTTCGGAAAAACTTTTAGAAGAAACGGATATAATTTATAAACCCGAAAGAATTCTATATGAATATAATAATAAACAGCATTTCTATTATCCCGATTTTTATATTCCTGAGTATAATTTAATAGTTGAAACCAAATCTTCTTGGATATTAGAAAAACAAGGAGTTGATAAAACTCTTCAAAAAGAAAAATATACGACGGATCAAGGATTTCAATTTTTACTAATAATAGATAATAACTTTGAAAAAGTAAAAGATATATTATCTAAATAAATACATATATGACTGAAAAATTTGACACATTTGTAGAAAGCTTATTACTTGAACGATATAAACGTTGCAAGGCATCGACTCTTCCAGAACTTTCCGATAATCCACGTTATATTTTTTCTAAATGTGCGCCAAATCCATATACATCAGGATTTAAAAGAATTTATTATTTACGTCGAGGAGAACCACTTTCTCTCGATAAATGTAAAACAAATCCAAGAGTAGGAACAGCACGATATGAAGAATGTCGTCTTGCAAAACTTGCATATCTTAAAAGAATGAAAAAAAGAAAAGCAATAGCTGATAAACAAGATTAAGTTTATGACAAGAAACTTTGACCAGTTTTATTCGAAATTTTTATCGGAATCTTTACGAAACAGTTGGAATCCTGAGCGATTTATGCGCGTTATTCCAAGAGATTTATTCAATGAAGCAAAAATACTTGCAATGGTTAGTAAATTTGCCAACGACGTTAATCAGGGTAAAATGCCAGGAGGATTTATTGGTAAACTTAATAAAAAATGGACCGTAGCATTATCTGAAGATGGTGAACTTTATATTTCGGGATTTGATTTAACATATAAAGGACAAAAAGCTAATTTAACAATGAATTACAATGCTGGAAAATCATATCGTTTTCCGTTACAAATAACTGTAGAAAATATGGATTTGTATAGCGTCAGCATTTATGACGAAAATGGAGAACTTGATTCTGATATGAGACAATTTGAAGAAGCTCCTAGTCCCGGTAAAATTGATATACCAGATTGGTCATCAACTATTGAAGAACTAAAAAGACTTGGTAAAATTGGTTTAAATAACAATTTAAATGACGATTTAGGTCTTATACCAAAAGATGACTCAAGAGGCTTTGCAGATAGTTTCAGTAATGGTAAAATTAATAATATAAAGGTAAATAATAATATGACTGAAAACTTTGATATATTTTGTAATTCTATTTTAGAAGCTTGTTGGAAAGGTTATAAAAAGGTTGGAATGAAAAAGAAAGGAAATAAAAATGTTCCTAATTGTGTTCCAGAAGAAACTGTTGAAGAAAAATCAACTCCTGCATGGCAAAGAAAAGAAGGTAAAAATCCTTCTGGTGGATTGAATAAAAAAGGTGTAGCATCTTATCGTAAGGCTAATCCTGGTTCTAAACTCAAAACAGCAGTTACTACAAAACCTTCTAAACTTAAAAAAGGTAGTAAAGCAGCTAAACGTCGTAAATCATTTTGCTCTCGTATGAGAGGTTTAAAAAAGAAACTCACATCAGCTAAGACTGCCCGTGATCCAGATAGCAGAGTAAATAAAAGTTTACGTAAGTGGAATTGTTAGTTTGAATTTCATATATCTTTATTGTATATTATTTCATGACTAAAAAATGCACACGCTGTAAAGAAGATAAACCAAAAGACATAATTCATTTCCCTCCACATAATAAATGTAAGGATGGTCTGGATAGTTGGTGTAGAAAATGTCGTGCGTCTTATAGAAGCGAAATAAACAGAGGTAAATTCCGTGGTCAATTAACTGATGACGAAGTTAAGAAATTAAAACAGCAAGAAAAATGTGATATTTGTGGTGGTAATGAGGCAACAGGTTCTACAAATAACAAACACTTAAGTAAAACATACAATTTAGTCATGGATCACGATCATAAAACTGGAAAATTTCGTGGTATGTTATGTAATCTATGTAATAGAGGATTAGGTAATTTCAAAGACAATACTAATTTCTTAGAAAAAGCTATAGAATATCTTAAAAATAATTGTTAATTTAATACTTCTATAACTGTTCCGTAATATCCAAGAATAGGATTTTCTATTGATGAATCAATAGATTTATGCGGAAATATTATACATTTAACAAGTTTTGTATAATTTGTAACTTGGTTTTTTATTGAAAACTCTGATTCAAAAGGAATATTACTTTCAATAGAATGTCTCCATAATTTCCATACGTGCTCGCGATCATCTTCTTCTATACAAACAAACCAACCATTCATTTTCAATTGATCTAAATCAAGTCCTGTAAGACTTATAAATGCTTTATTAGCCCATGTAAGATCACCGCTTTTATTAAACTCTAACATGCATGTTGTCATAAGATTTGATGCAATAAGTTTACTACGCAATTCTGCTAAACGTGTATTATCATCAATTCGTAATATACGATCCATAATAGACTTGCCACTGTTTTTAGAAAACTCTTTAGAGAGAGATTGTATTACAGGAAGAACTTCTTCATGTATAATTTTATTATTAGATTTTGTACTAGTATCAATATTATCTATTTTATTATAGATTTTCTTTATAGGTGCTATAATCATTCTCCAACCCCCATAAAGAAAACCGCCAATACCAATTACATATGTACAAAACTCTAATACTTTGTTGAAATTCTCTAAATCAAAAGACATAGAACTATTTATTATAATTACTTTTATATACCAGAAAAAGGATCGAATAAAGTTACACTTATATTAGTATAATTAGTTATTAAAGAACTTAATGCAGTGCCTAATGTTACTACTTTGTCGTTTTGGTATTTTACAAAAACGGAGTTATAAGAACTTGGAACATTTGAATTTGTTAATCCATTTAAATTTGTAACAAAATAGTTATTACCATAAACATCAGTTTGCCAATTATAAACATCTGCGGTTAAAGAAAGTTGAGCACTATACCAATCATTAGAACAATTTATATTATACTGATTGCGATAATTTTTATAAAGTAAATCACCATCCCATTCGCCTGTTTGATAATTCCATGGACTAAACTTTAATGGTGTTTCATATAAACCGTAATAAGGTTTTCCGTTCTTTTCATTTTCATTAGTATAAGGATTAAAAGTTTGTTTTCCTTCAGAAAGTATTTTACCTTGATTTTTCCCTAAAGAATAATCTGTTACATACTCTGAGTTATTTAAACGCTTACCAAAAGGAGGATCAAAATAGTTATCTTTACGATATACGTTTACCCCTGAATTATTTGGAACAAATGTAGTTTGTGAATCAAATGTTTCGTATCTACTCATTCCAATTTTTTGTGGAGAGTAGAAATTAATTTCGCTTTTTGTTTTAAGATTATCAACACTTTCTTCAACAACAAAATTTGAACCGTTTTGATTTAATAAATCTCTCCAAGGAGTTTTAGGAGTTACAAAAGTACCTGATGCTATAGGAACAAGAATTGATTTTTCACCATCTGTTATATCTTGAACAGTTACATTTGCATCAAAATCATTTCTTGCATAGTAGTTTACAAACATTGGAATTCCGCTTAATTCTGTATTAAAAATTATTGTTGAATCAAGACTAGTAGCTGTTAAACCTGTTTTTGTTGGATAGCAGAAATGTTCACAACCGCATGTTCTTAAAGATTCGCAATCTGAATAGCAGCGTGTTTCTTTAATATAGCAATTTGTTATTTCTGAGTTAAGATATGTTAGTATATCACTTTCAATACAGTTATCAAAAACGATTTCGTTCCATTTACGAACAGGTGCAGAAACAGAAAAAGTAAAAGTATCTTCCCAAAGGAAACATTGGTTATTACATAAACCAAATTTATATTCTATAACATTTTTATCACTTAATAAAATATTAGATGCTTTTGGTTGAGTTATCTGAAGATATTCGTACTCTACACGAAACTCATTACCATCTATTGCAGTGTTTTTAGAAGTAGAAGTATCACTGCTATAGTCTGCATTTGCCCAATAATTTTTTGTAGTGTTAATCGGTATTTTTATTAAGAAATTTACAGACGGAATAGAGTCTGAAAATTCTATAAAAGATACATTAGGATCATCTCCTATAATAGAAACATAATTTCCGCTTGTTGATGTAACTTCTACACCATTATAAAGGAAGCGACGTTTAATTTCTGTTACTTCTTCACGATGAGTATATGATAAGAAATCACCAAAACGTAATGTCATATCAGAAATCTCACCACCATCAACCCAAATTCCATCTTCATCTTTTACTGCTTTATACCATTGTGGAATATAAGAAACCTTTACACAATCTTCAACAGGTATAGTTCCATCAGTATATTTTTGATTTATAATAAAGAATGGAGCTTCGTAACCACAGTTACTAACATCTGAACGATAGTAAAAATATGATTTTCCTTTTTCTAAAACAAAATCACTTCCTGTTTGAGATTTCCAAGATCCTGAACTCCAACCAATATCTTTTTCTAAAAGATTAGAAGGAAAGAATTTAGCAGAATCACTACTAGAAAGATAATTTTTACCATCATTACCTTTCCATGTTTTTATATTAAAATTATTAGGATAATTTGTATCCTTAACAATAAAGTCAGGAGTTATCTTATAGTAATTTAATGAATTTTGATCGTGTCCGAAAGGTGAGTATTGAATTGCTTGACAAGTACATTTTTTCCACTTCTCAAAAACATTTCTATTTTGATCATCTAAAAAATTAGTACCAACAATAGAGAGTGAAAAATCTTCTCTCTTATAAGGACATGAATCATCGTGTTGGAATCCCGTAAAACCACGAACGTCATTAATATTTGTAGAGTCGCCTGTCCATGTAAAACGAACTAATTGACCAGGATCACATCTAAATGATAAACCTGCTTGTGAACCACCGCTTAAAAATTCCCAATCGGTATAGTATATTGTTCGACCAGGTTTACAGCCACAAAGATCTTGTTCAAATCTTGAATAATAACTTAAAGGAATTGCTTTTAACCATGCACCTTCTATTTCATTATTGCATATATTTGTGCTGCGAATAATTAAATCAGATTCATCTAGCGTAGTGCCTGCTACTGCCCCAGAAAAGGCATTAGGAACGTTTATAGACGACAGTGGTATGGAATCACCTTCCTCATATGTAAAGAACAATTCTGAGGGTTCTGTGTAGCGTTGTAGAGGGTAATATATTTTATTCTCACCAACAATTATCGGAATTTGTGTTTGACGAAAATCATAAAGCCATGCAGCATTTAAATCTCCACTATAAATTTGTTTATTACTAGAATCTTGGCTAACATAGATTTTATCTGCATTAGAAAATTTATTACTAGCATAACCACTTTTTCCAAGTGTTGTTTCTTGTAGATAAATCGGTTGAACTGTAGATATTGAAGAGAATGAACTCCAATATGTTTTATTAATTTGTGATTCAGTTTCGGTGAAATCTTCTTCTGAAGGGAAAAATCTTTTATCAGATGGCAAGGTGTCATTTAATCCTGGTCCGCTCCATTCTCCGCCAAATGCAGATGTTCCAAAAAACGGATAAGGAAATTTAAATGTTTTACCATCAAGCATTGTAGCAGACATACTACCTGTTACTGTTACAAAAGTTGTATCTTGTAACCATGCACCTTTTGTTAATACATTTCCAGCATTAACAAAAATAAGATCAGAAACATCCATTGAACTACCACCAATCGCACCTGTCCAATCTACGTTTTCAATAGCAACATCTTTATAAATTCCTTCTGGAATATCAAAAGCGGTTTTTCCACTAAACCAATAGAAAAAGTTATTTCCTTGAATCATTGGTATAGTTAATGAGCGATAATCTTCTACATAATATCCACCAGAAACATATGATATGTCTGTTGATAGATATGTATCATAAGCTTGTTGTAAAAGACCATCAACAGTTTCGTTTGATGGATTACATAGATAGTTATTTTCTAATGGATCAGCTTTTGCAGAAGTTGGTGTTGTAAAAAGACTAAAGCATAAGTTATTAAAGATACAAGTAAAAGGATTTATACTTTCAGAGTCTTCGAAATAATCATTTGTATCATATAATTCTTCAATTTCAATAGAGAAATTTTCTTTAATAGCTGAAAACTCAGGGGATTGACTAATAAGAGGATTTTCACTAACAAATGCTGTTCTTTGGTTTTTCGAGAACTTTGAAACTAAATTACTATAAAGAATTCGTTGTAAACCATCATACGAACCAACAAGATTATATTCTAACTTTTTATCTTTTAATTCTTGACGTTTTTTGTTATAGAAAAGTGCTATGTCTTTTAACTTTCTTGCATATGCAGGAATAGCAATAGATAAATCTGTGCTTGATGTTAAGTCAATATTTTTATATCTCTCAAATTCTTCGTCATTTTGGAAAATAACTTGAAGCTTTTTAATTAAATCAATATAGTCATTTTTTAAACGATTAACTTTTTCTTCTTGAACCTTTTCTGTTTTTTTATAAAAAGATTGTAGATAATTTCTATATTGAATTTCTGCCTCTGAAAATGCAATTCCTACATGGCGATTGTTCCAATCTAAAAACGACATAGGAACAGACTGATTTTCCACTGCTATATTTTGTGGTTCAGAAATATTATTTAAAATGATTGACGGCATTCTAATATTTACCCAATAGTTATTCTATCCACAAAGTTTTTATTGTTTAAGAAAGGAAATTGAAAATTTTCTAACTTTAATGTTGTAGGAGTTTGAGAAACTGTTACGTCAAAATAAACAGGATTCCAATTAACCATTTCGATTCCTTCTAAAAGAATGTTTGATACTTTATTACGAGTATAAATCTGACCAACTCCATCAATATTTAAAAGATCTGCATTTAACTGTTGTATGTTAATTGTTCCACCTAAAGAGTTTTTCTCTACTGAAAAATAATCAACAATAACAGATTGAATATCACTTTTAATACTAGAGTCGCTACGACGATTATTTTGTTTTTTTATTACGTATATTTCTGAGTTATTAATGTCAGTTTTTGATATAGTGTTTTCAGTTTGAACACAAATATCAAATGCGATATATACAGGGTCAGAAACAATAGTTTCAGAAGTTAAAACTTGCTCGTCTCTTATTGTATCAACAATAAGTGTTTTTTGAGATGGTGTTAAGTATGAAAGTGTTGATTTAATAGTTTTTGGAACACCAAAAATATAAACATTATTAAATGAGCAAGAATCAGAGAAATTAACCTGATTATATAATGCACGACTTTCGTATTGTGGTTTTGTTAAACCGATATTATAATAGTATTTTAGATACGAATCAAGATACTCACTATTATTCATTACTTTAACGTCTTGAATAATATTTGAGAAATTACTTTTCATAAATGTTTCATATGCTTTTTTAGTAGAAACATTAAACTGAGAACGAAAAACGCCAGGAGCATTTTTTCTTATAGAAGTTATACTTTCTGGTTCATTGAAGTAAGTGCTTGGAAATTTATTGTCAAAACTTAAATATTGTATTTGAGAGTTTGTTAGATAGTTTTTGTTTTGTTCTGAAAGAATAGTTCCTAAATTATTAGAAACAAGGCTAATCATTTTACGACCAACTAAACCACCACTACCTAATTCTCCGCTCTCTCCATTAGAAACAAGATAATAAATTAATACATTATTACTAGTGGTTAATTGTTTACCGTTTATAGAATCACCAAACTTAATTTCGTATCTTTTATTTTCATTAAAACGCAGTTCGTAAACTTTGTCTTCTGAATTATTCAGATAAAGAGATTGTGTTTTATCCCATTTCTCCCAAACATCATTTGTTTGAACATAAACATCTATTGTAAAATTATCTACAGTAAGATTATCTTCTACCGTTAAATAAACAATTTCATTAGGACTTCCTGCGGGTGTAAAAACTGGAAATTCTGTAAAAGTTCCTTGATATAAAATCGCATCACTATCAATACCGTTTATCTTTTCAAGAGAACCGTTATTTGTTTTAGTAAATGATAAGTCGTTTGCTAAACTATAGTTTATTCCTCCTATTGTTATATTTGAATAACGAGGAACAGTATAAAATCCTGCATTTAATATATTTGCAGAAAGTGTAAAAGAAACGTTTGCAGTTTGATAACCAACTGGATTATAATTTAATTCTTTAACAATACGGTTTATATTTTCATAAACTGTTGTTTCGGAAAATTGACCATTTACAGAGTTTTGATTAAGATAATATAAAAGCAATGAAAAGCTCATTGCAATAGAATCATTAATTGCTGCTAAGTTTGAACCTTCGTAGTTTTGATCTGTAAAAATTCCAGTTTGGTCTAATCTATCTTTTATTTTTTCTTTGATAGTTAAACCGTCAAATGCTACATATGAGTCTTTTGGTACTGGAAAATCGTTCATACTATTATTTAGTTTAGAATTTATTTATAACTTTGTCTGAATTCCAGATTACAATTTCTATAAGTTCTCCTTTATGATAGTAAAAAATACAATCATAACCTTGTGGTATTGCACGAGAACTTATTTCTTTTCCTAAGTATCCACTCTTTTCTTCTACCCTTTCAACTAAATTTTCTGCTTTTTCTCTAGGCATCCCTAATATTTCTAAAGCTTGAACACATGGATGAATTCGAATATCATATAAAGAATGTATTTTTAATGGATTTTTAACATTTAAATATGCTTCAGAAATATTAGAACCTGTTTCACTTGCATATCTTAAAGCAATTTCTTTTTTAGGAGTAAAATATGCGCCTGTGCCTAATGCACCTCTTCCCATTTTTATAGGAGAAAAGCCGTCCCATTTACCGCCATGATAAAAGGGACCATAGCCTTTACTTTCGTTTTCTAAAAAAAGATTATAAAAATCCTTAAAATTCATTTAGTTATTTCCGCCGTTTGTTCTTGTTCCTTTCGGTTGTTTACCTCTGTTATATTCATTGTCTAAATTTTTAGTTTTTACAATGTTATTTTTCTGAACAATATCAGGATCAATTGGTTGTTGCATTACATACATTGGCTCAACAGTCATTGTAAGAATAGATGTTGGAACGGTAATTGGTGCATAATATAAACCAGGAACTTTATGAGTAACAAGATCTGCTTCTTCAAAATTATTTGGTGCAGTTTCAGCAATATATGCAGATGTAGGTTTTACGATTTTTAATGCTGAAACATAAAGAACGGTTTTATTTTTTGACATAAGAAGAAGCTGATTATAAAAAGGTTCACCTCTTTTCATGATTATCTCGCGTTTAATATCAGGATTTTTAACTGCTTTTGGGCAAATAACAACAAAACTACCGCCACGAATGGAAGTAGGATTATAATGTTCTAATACAGGTTGAAAAATATTTTCTGGATTATATTTTTCTAAAAGTTCTTGTGTTTTACTATTCATAGTTATATTTACTTATTTTTCTTGCAGGATAAATAGATTTTATGATCAATATTACAAATCTTAGTAGTAAAAATTCTGGAAGAACTTATGTTTTCTCAGATTTGAACTTACAGTTTTTGCAGAGACAGGTTTCTGGTAATAGAAAAAATAATGACATATCACCCGGAATTGACGTAGTAGTAGATTTTGATCGTCAAGCAGTTGAAAATTCAATTTATAATATTCTTTTTCAAAAACGCTATCTTACTGAAATGGATGTTAATCTTAAAAAATATATAGGAGAACCTATTTCAGAATTCCGTGCAATTGCTATTGGAGAAACTATTGAAAGAGCATTGTATTTATACGAACCACGAATCACTCTTGAAAAACTTTATATTGTTCCTAATATAGATCAATCAACATATTTTATTTCAATGATTGTAAAATTTGTAAACTTTAATAATTCTTCAGTTAATTTAAATGCATCTCTTACACAAAATGGTTCTTTCACATTTATAAATAACTAAAAATGATTTCAATCACTCCAACATCAGGATTTAAAAACTCTACGATTTTTTCTTTCGTAATTTCACCAACAGCAGAAGACGCTTTTGTAAATTGGGGTGATGGTTCATTTGACTATGCTTCTTCTGCAACACACACTTATTCCTCGATTGGACTTTATAATGTGTATGGTGGTTCTTGTAGTGAAACAGCAGCATCTTCATTAAGTGTTTATGATGGATCTTTTTTTACTGACAAAATTTCTGTAGAAAGAAATGCAGTTTCTTCAATTGTTTCTTGTCCTTTTTCTTTAACAATAAATTTATCTTCTTCAAAAGAAAAGAATACAGTTATTCTTTATGCAAGTGGAAGTCAGTCAGCACCGTATAGTAATAACAGAAATTTCTGGAGTCATTTAAATCCTGAATGGGAATTCCGATATAATAATATTCCAGTATCAGAAATAGAAATTATAGGATCTCCTGTTTATTCTGGAAGTAATATTCTTGGTTACACTGCAAGTTCCTCAATAGAATTTTTAGACGATATGCCAGGGAATCCTCTTCTTTTCTTTACAGTAGTAAAAACAGAAGGTGACGTTCCTATAAATTCAAGAGTTTATTCCGCATTCTCACATTCTATATGTGCTATCGCACCTGATAAATTATTCATAACATCAGACGGTATTAATCCATTAAATGAAATTCAATGGGCTGATAAAAATATACCATATATTATAAGTGTTGGCAGTTCTGTTAATTCTTGTACAAATATACTACATTATCTCTCAGGTAATATTACTGGTATAAACTTTAGAGCAGATTGTGCAGGTTTAGAAAGTAGTGAATTTCAATATAATGTAGCAACTGTTAATTTTAAAGATTCTAATTGTTTTCCAACAGGAGGATATATTCTTTCATCATTTTATTATCCTAGTTCTGCGCTTCCTCCTATAACAATAACTAATAATTTAGATTCTTGTAATGATAATTATGATAAACTAGAATTTTATAAAACACGTTACACACCACAAGGAGTTACACTCTCTGCAAGTGGAACGTTTTCTTATAACGGAATTTCTTATAATTTAAATGGAGTATCAGATAAATTTGATATTTTAGCATTTGAAAATCGACATGCATTTTATAGAAAAGGTGAAGATTATAATGTTTATGATATTTTAAAAACTGCATTACCTTTTGATTTAGAATCATATCCTAATTTCAATTCTTACTTGTCTGCTGTTGCTGGTGAAGGTGATTCTCTTGGAATAGCTTATGATAAAATAGATAACTTTACAAAAGATCACTCTGATATAGAAGTTTGTACTTATGATTCATTAATCAACAAGGCGAAAATGTTTGATTCTGAAATAGATGATTTTGGTTTACAAATGCCTGAAGAACTTAAAAGAATTTTTAATTTTTCTACAATTCCTCTTCAAAAATTAATAGGAACAAGATGTGTATGTAATACAAATTTTGTTAATTGTAATGGATGTGCTGGTAAAAATATATGTTCTATTTGTAGTTTTGATAAAAGAAGTAATTTAGGTCAGCAAATAACATTAACTGATTATATAACTGCTGGCGAAACATTACTCTATAAAGAATCTGGTGGAGAACTTTATAATTTCTATGTAGTTCAAAGTCAAAACTCAAATGTTTATCAACTTAAAAATCTTTCAGCAGAACCTTTTTATAGTAAAGATTTAAATAATTATTGTTTTTTCAAATGGGATAAAATTCCACAAAACAATCCTGTTCAGAGTGTTGTGAATTATAAAGATTCTCGTAATATGCTTTTACCATCTCTATCTTCAAATGAAGATTGGTATAGTGATAACGGTATTATAGAAGAAATGTTTAATTACATTTTAACCAAAAACCTTTTAAATTAATAAATATTTTTATGACTTTTAAAGAGTTTTATAATCTTATTACAGAACATAAAAAAAGTAGGGGTGCTAAAAAACTTCGTGATATATGGTATCATGGAACATCTACACTTTATTTAAACAATATTCTCAAAAACGGTTTAATAACAAATCCAGAAAAAAGAAGCTGGGACACTGATCCCGATGTTGGTTTTACTTCTTTTGATCGAACATCTTATGGAGGGATATATTTAACCAAAAATTTAGGAACATCAATTAGCTCCGCAAATCGAACCGCACGTAAATCAAATTCAAATTCAATAATTGTGATATGTTATATTCAACCGAAAACTCTTTTAGCAGATGAAGACGACGTAGTATCAGGATCACTTAAAATAAGTGATAGTTTTCAGGCAATTTCATTTTTATATAAAATTTATAAATATGGCACACAATATGAAGAATTAAAAGAAAATTATATAATTAGTAGGGATAATTGGGTTAAAAAACAATTACTTTATTTTAATTATAGGTTAGAGGATTTATTAACACCAAAATTAACGGAATTATTAAAAGATTTTTTAGAAAACGATTTATGGAATGCTGCTTTAACTCGGTTTGTTTCTTATGTAAATGATTATGATTGGAGTAGAGAGTGGAGGGATACTAAAGCTCCGCCTTTACCAACACAAAAAGAAGGTGAAGAAAAGTTTCGTTCTTCTATTAATAGATTAACAAATTTATTAAAAAGATTCACAATCACTAACAAATTCATAACATTGGGTCGTAGTTTACAAAATATAAGTTATCGTGGTAGTAATAGAATAATATGTATTGTTGAAATGAATAATAATGGAAATGAATTAAAAACATATTATGGAAATCCGCCATCGGATTTCTTGAAAAAATATCACGAATTTCATGGTAGATTTTTTATTGATGGAGAAGAATATAAAGGCTAAATTTTTAATATACAAATTAAACTATAAATAACATTATGACTCCAAAATTTAATTTATACGTAGAAAATATATTAAGAAATGTTTTAATTGAAAGCGTTTCTTTTTCTGTTGATAGTGAAAGCACTCCAAATTATGTATATGAAGTAGCATCTAGTATTCTTTATTCACCAGAATTAGGTAAATTTTTTAATCGTTTAATTGAAAGAAAAAAAATGTCTCAAGAAGAATATGAATATTTTTCAAATAATAAAAGTTTTGATTTTATAACATTAGATGGTTATGATACCGATAGTAAAAAAGGAAATATTAATTTATATACAAAAGCAGTTCCTTCTCAAATTATTCCTGATTTAGTTTCTTTTATAAAATATTACATAGATGAATTTAATGCAGAATTAACAGCAGAACCTTATCAAGAAAAATCAACATCAAGAGATTCAGATGTTATTCGATTTCCAATAAAAATGAAAGAGGAAGTTGAAAATCCTCCTGAATTAAATCTAGCAAATGCTACTGCATATGCATTGATTAATGATATATTAAATTATCCTAGTGATACATTTGAAAATTATGAACCACTTAATGCAAGAGAACTATTAATGAAAATAGAAACTATTGAAGATAATGATTATATATTAGATAAGGGTGTAAGACCAGAAGAGAGAGATGGTAACATGATTGATGTTGGATTGAGTAAAGATAGAATAAAAAGACTGTTAGATGCTCTTAAAAATTTAGCAGAGTATGCTGT